GTTGAATTGAGTTTTTACTGCACGATTACTTTTATAGTTAGAATATAACTTTTTACGTCGTGCAGATCCACCCTTACCATCAAATACTATGATACATCGAGTAGGTTTTATTTGCCGGATAGTGGCGGCGACGGACCGTAAAAAGCCCGTCACTCCACCAATATGCTCACCATCATCATTTAAAGCAGGTACTGCTGAAAATACTCTGATGAATGTATTTAATCCGTCAATAACTAGTACATGACTATCTCGAGTTCTGTTTTGAGATTCAGCATGTTCTTGTGTAACTTGTTTAAATATCTCTAAATATTTATTGCTCATGATTCTTCATTAATAAAGTCTTCAGCCACAGTAATATCATCAATACCAATAGCACCAGTCTGATATTTGAAAATATATGCTTCACATACAGCTGTATATATTTCTTCTTTCAGAGACGGGTCAGCTTCTAAAGCTCCTTGGAAATCTTTTGAAAGAAACTTTACCGGAGTACCATCAAGCTTAGTATATGTATACCATGCACCTGCCTGTGTTACTAGTTTATATTCTTTCATTACTTCAAGCCATCCACCGTAATTATCAATACCAGATTCAAAGTAAATATCATAATCGATAGACTTCAATGGAGGCCCCATACGATTTTTAATTACTTGTGCTCTAGTCTTAATACCTACAATCTGCTCAATACCTTTAGAATCTTTAGCTTTAATTTGGCCTACAGATTTCAATCGCAAGCGTACCGAAGCGTGGAATGGAATAGCTTTACCACCTGAAGTAGTCCATGGATCACCAAAACTAACACCTAAGCGAGATCGTAGCTGATTTGTAAAAATCAAGCAAATCTTCTCACGTGCAATCATATTGGTAATCTTACGCATACCTTTAGATAAAATAATAGCTTTACTTGTAGCCCATCCATCTTTATCAAATTCAGCAGCCATTTCAATCTTTGTAGATGCGCCCATTACTGAATCAACTACAATAGTAACTAAACGATTCTTGTTAGCTTTACGTACTGATTCAACAATTGTTTCAATTGCCTCAAATATATCCTCCATAGTTTCCAATGGAATATATAGCATCTTTTCTAGATCAATACCGATAGCCTGCAAAAACTCGCTACTAACAGCACTTTCTGTATCAATATATACAGCTAATCCACCTTGCCGTTGTGTATCGGCTAAGGCATGTGTAGCTAACAATGACTTACCAGAAGCTTCTAGTCCAGTTATCTCAGTGATACGACCAATCGGGAATCCTCCGTTGGGTCGATTAGAGATTGCTAAATCTAGCATAGATGACCCTGTACCTACCCAACCGGATACATTTGAAGGGGAATCTTCATCCCCCTCCAAAAAGTATGCAGTTTTATATCCAGAGCCTTTAAACTTCTTATTTAAGTTGCTAGCTAATTCACCCGCCAATTCATCGGCCAGTTCACTCTTTGTCGTTGACATTTATAACTCCTTTAAATTAAGAAAATAATTCGTCGAATGCGTCTTCGATATCATCTACAGAATTAACACCGCCTGTAAATGATGTATTAGGCTTTAAAGCTGATCCTGCAGCTGATCCTGCATCTGCCACTGAAGCATTTGCATTATCAGATTCTGTTTCTTCGCTAGGGTTTAACCAAGCTTCCAAAGCCTCTTTCAATTCGTCATATGTAGGTTCTTTGAATACTTCTGCCAAATTAGCTTGCTGTTGAGCTACCTTTTCTGCAATAGAACGATCACCTGTCAATGGCGTGGTATTAGGCTTAACACGAATTGTTGTCTTAGGATATGAACCAGCACCTTCAGCCGGAGTAAATTCTACTACAATATCACGGCCGTTGCTTGGATCTGTCAAATCGCCATAATCTGGATCTGCGATGAATCCTAACAATTCTGTATAGACTGTCTTACCGAAACCCCAAAACTTAACACCTTCGCTTTCTTTACCACGTACAACGATTGGTACATAGCATCGCATCTTAGGCTCAAGTTTCTTACCTAATTTCCATTCATCAGAATTTCCAGATGCCTTAAGCTTCTCTGCAAATTCGACTACCGGATCAGGATTACCATGCGTAATTGGTGATAGATAATTCTTTTTTCCTAGATCGTAATGGAAATACAATTCTTGGAATGGATTGTCTTTGTTATGTTGATAAGGGACAATCCTAATTTGTTGTTTACCT